GTTGGCGTGAAGACGAGCAGCGTGAGCGTGTGGGCTCCTGGCTTCTGGCACACCCAGCCGACGACTGGGTCACGCGGGTTCATGGGGTCTTGATACCAGAGGATAGGGTCACCAAGATCCGCACTAGGCTGCTCGAATGCACCGTTGCTACTGCTCATACTTGACTCCTGTTTGCGGTGCGAGATAGACAGCGTTGTCTTCGCCACGCATGCGCTTTCGCCGTTTTCTTGCCCATTCCACATACCAGGGCTCGTCAGGCGGAGCCATTTTAGGACGGTGGTAGCGCGGGCCGTAAGCGCACATGTACTCAAGGCACTGGCACGCGTGCACCTCGCCGCGAGTGTTCGGCTGGTCAGTGACGATATACGTGCCAGCGACGTAGTTGACTTTCTTCTTGTACCGCTTTATTTCCCGCTCAAGATCCGGCACGGCTCCTCGAAGCAGCCGCAGCTTTGGCGTGCCTACAGGGCGAATGTGCAGGTAGTTCTGCACGGCAGCCATGCGTGCCTGAATGTCGTCGCACCCTGCGATAAAACTACTGCCCGTAACCTCAGACGCGATATTCCTGTTACGCAACTGTTCTGTGTACATCTCGACTGGCTGTCTGCCTGAGCCGATGTCGCGAATCCGAGCACCGTGCATGTCGATGATGAAGGCGTGAAAGACTTGCCCTTTGACCTTTTGCTCAAACTTCTCGCCAAAGATGAGGGCGTTGCACTGTCGTATGTAGAGTTGGTCGTAGATGAGAAGCATTGACTCATCTGGGGGCACGGCACCAAAAAGAACTGACGTCACTGCATGACCAGGGTCAATCGCAGCAAACCTGCACCAGTCTGCCGGCACAGCATTCTGCGGAAGATCGGCCCGGTCGTACCCGTGCACGGCCATCGCAAAACTCGGGTAGCAGAGAATGCTGTCGGTGACAAACTCGCCCTCTGACCGCATTCGGAGAACGTCCTGCCCGAGAGCCGCCCACCGCTCAAGATTCTTATTCTTCTCCTCTTGGTCGATGTGCGGGTTGTCGAGAAACCGCAGGCGGAACACCTGAATCGGCGGATTCTCTGTCCCTGCCTCCCTGTGCTGCTCGGCACGCTCTGCCAAAGACGCAAGGGAATCGTTCTTACTGTGCGGCATTGCAGACCAGCACAATACACCTTTGCGATCTGAGAGCCTTGCTTGCATCTCAGGGAGCCAAGCGTCCGACGAAATGTCCTCGTCTAGGTGCACACGGTCTGCCTGAAAACTCTGTGGCGGCTCGCCTTCGCTCGAAAAGAAATAGATCATCCAGCCGTTATTAAGTTCGCACGACTGAATGTAGCGGGCAGACTTTAGAATCCACGAAATCTTTTTAATGAATCGTGGCGGGATTAGCGGAGGCGCAGGCTTTGCCTCTGACTTCCTCTCTGAGTCTGTCACGGGGTTGTACGCCCGCCAGTTTCCTGTTTCCGAATCCCGAATGATCTTGAAAGCGCCTGCACGAAAAAGCATGGGATAGACCACCATGCCTATGTGCTTCCAGTCCCGCCCGATGATGACAAGGTTCCCATCCTTCTTGGCGTACTTGTCGTGCGGGTCTTGCCCAGTGACTGCACGGGCATCCTCGACAAACGTGGACAGGGACTTGCCGGATCGGTTGCCACCAAGAACGATGATCTCACTCGCCTTGCAGGCGTGCATCTCCGCCTGAATCGGAGTCGGCTGGTACATCTTCAAGGCTTCGATCTGCCGGCTCGCGTACTCCGCCTGCAGCTCCTTCAACTGGGACTTCTGGAAGGAGCCCAGCCGCTCCACCGAAGGCAGTGGCGAAATCTGAGGGGGTTTCCGGCGTGGCATCTACGATCTTCCCTTGAAACTGTTCCGCGAACCTACGGAGACGGGAGTTCAGTTCGTCTTCAAGTTCCTCGTCCGTCCACTGCTCCATGGGCTTCTTGGCTCCGCCCATCTCGGTGTTCTTCAGCGTGAGGCGAACAAGAGTTTCAAGTAGCTTTGTTCGCGTGGAAGAGCCTGCCGGCGAGTCGAAGTATTGCTTAACGACAAGCGCTGCAAACCCGCTGCTGCCTCCGAAGTATTCCATGCACCTTTCCAGCAGTTCCGCTGAGTGGGGTATGTTTTCGCCGCCGGCACTCGCCTCTCCGAGAAACCTTCGGATCGCAACCTTTTCCAGTTCCTGTAGGTTGTTTTTCTTCTGCCGGGTTTTGCGAGTTCTCCGATACTGTCGGTGGCAGGGCCCGCATCTGCTGCGTCGGCGACCTGTTCCTTGTGATTCAAACTGGCTTTCCGGCTTTGGCTCGCCACAGTCGATGCAAACCTTTGTTTGTTCTGTCATCTGTCTGGCTGCGGAACGGATTGCACCATTGGTGCAAAGCCATCAAGCGGGTTAAAAACGGCCGCACCGGCCTCCCGCTGCTGGCGGATGTTGGCTGGAGTGTCCGCGTCCACGAGCCCAGCCATTCTTAACGCCGTTGTAAGTTCCTCAAGACGCATAGCAACATCTTGCTCGCTCATGGGCTGGCCTGCTAGCGCAGCCGTAAGTGGCGTGTCTTGCATTTCTGTCTCCATAAAAAGAAGCAGCCGACGGCATGGAGCCATCGGCTGCTTGAATCAACCTGCATGAAGGCGTAACCCATGAGTTACGTCTACACAAAGGCCGTTACGCACCAGTGTTTGCAAGCACGCGGACATCCGTGTCCGTCGATGCAGCAGCCGTAATGCACTGCCCAACCTTGAGCGTCGTGCCTGACTCCACCTTGCCAGCCGTAGCAGTGGCACTCACGACAGCACCGGCGGCAATGGCCTCGTCTGTTGCGTGCGTCAGCTTCAGGACAGTCGTCGGGCCTTTGACGACAAGCCAGAAGACTTCGTTTGCCGGCACGCCGTTGGACGAGATGTACTCATCCACAACGCCGAAACGCTTTGACGAAGTCGTTGCACCGGCATCGACAGCAGTCAGAACGTAATCGTCGTCAAACTGCACAAGAGTCTTGGCGGCGAGGACGCCACCAGAGAGATTCTTTACAGCAATGCACTCGACAGTTTCGTTGGAAAGAATCTGCCCGGTCGTCGGGTGCGTGTCGGAGAATACCTTGTGCACGCCGAGAAGGTGCGAGCCGTCGCCCGCCTGTGCGTCGTAGTAGGTCTTGGTAACCCCAAGCACCTGCCCGCGTGCAAACCCTGGATCAGCAGTAAGAGTGCTCATCTATTCCTTTCGTAAGTTCAGCGGGCCATCCACTTCACAAAGTTGCGAGGCGACTTCATCTTGATATTCGCCAGTGTAGAAACACAGTAGCGGAACGACTGGAGCTCCTCGTTGTAGTACGGTCCCTCAGCCGTCATAAGCTGACCTTCCATACACTTAAGTTCCATGTTTCCGATGGAAATGCCATACCCCACTCCTGAGGGGACAGCATACTCGGTCGACGCTTCCACGCCGTCGATTTCCACCACATCACCGAAGCCATAGGCGCGAAGTCCGTTGGTCTTGGTAACGATGGCTCGCTCGCGAGAATCAAGGCGATTGAGCAGGTCAATGTAGAGCTTTCGATCCAACAGGAGCATGTCGATCTGCGACTCGCGGGTGTCGTTCCGCTTTGCGTAGTGCATCGCTTCGCGGATCGCCTCAAGGCACTGATCCTTCCACGTAGCAGTCGCACCACCGAAGTACGTGCTTGTGTAGTTGCAGACAAGAGGTGAGTAGTAGTCGTACTCCGGATCTGCAGGCACGTAAGGCCACGAGCCAGTCTCTCGCAGCGAGCCCGCAACAGAACCAAGTTCGGTGCTCAGGCCAGCGTAGGTGTCGCTTGGGTAGAAGAACGGGTCGTCGTTGTCGCCTTCGGCACGCTTGGTGCCATCGGTGACGTTAATGGTGTCGTAGTTTCCGTTAGTCTGCGAAACACCGAAGATACTTTCCAGGCCATGGAACCGGAGATCATTTCCCGTTGCGTTGCCGTCCACGTAAATCTCGGACGACAGGTGCTCCTGCATGGATTCCTGAAGACGGCTCGCCATCTTGCCGGCGACGTCAATCAGAGCCTGAGCACCACGATTTTCCAGCATCTCGCGCTTTGTGACCTGATCCGTCACGGTGTAACCGCGATAATCGAGGTACGCGCGTTGCCACAGATTGTGTCTGCTGAAAACTCGTGGAGTTTCCCCATTGTTCGCAGAAACGGGCTGGTTCCTATAACGAACCTGCCAATCGAAGCCGCGACCACCGTTGTTCATCGAGACGTTGCCGCCACCCTCAAGGGCAGCGAAAACCTTAAACTTTCGGAACGTCGCCTGCTCTTCTTCCTTCAGATGCGTTACAAGCGTAGTGCCGATTGTTCGGGCCCAATCTACGGATGACGGCATGTCCTATCCTTTTGCTACAGGCCGGCAAGTCCCGCACGCGATGCTGCGGCGGCAAGTCGGTCTTGGAACGAACGTGGTTCTTGGGATGCTCGTTGGTCAGGGGCTGCGGTCGCCCTACTTGGCGTACGCGTTGCCTCTCTCCGTAAATACTGTATGTCCTTTTCTGCTTGATTTTGCGCAGGCGGCGGCTCGGGATTTGCAGGAGGGGCAGGCTGAGGCGGAGGTACCTGTGCCCGACGCTGTGCAATCTGGTTGTGTAAGTCCAGTTCCACTCGCTGCGCCGCGTACTTCCAACGCATGCGAACGTCGGTGATACCAAGCTGCTTGGCTTCTTCGATGTAGTTCCTGGCAGCCAGACCTTCCGGAGTCGGATTGCCGTTCTGATCGTAAAGCCAATCGCGATTCTCCTCTTCAAGGGAATCCACGTACTGCTCTTCGCCGTAATCCTTAAACTGACTCTCTACAATCTCTCGCGCTTTCTGCTGCGCGATCTGTTCGACCATAGGGCCGAGAGCTTCCTGCGGGTCGGCGAGAAACTTCTGTGCGAAGTCAGCCTTGTACTTCATGTATTCGTACAGGGCATGCTTGGCGTCAATCGGCGCGTCTTCTGCGATAACCTCGCGACCTTGATCGTCCTTGCGCAAATACTGCCGATAACTGTCCCGCAGCTCCGGAGGGTTCCACCACTTTGGCTGCTCAGGCTCCTCTACCACTTCCTGCTGAACAGGCTGCTGCTGAAACGCGGCCTGCCGCCATTTCTGGAACTCGTCTCGATGCGGCAGGTATTCACGCACCATTGGCATGACCTGCTGATACTCGTCCATAACACGGCGAGCCTGCTGCTCGTTTTGCAGCGACTGATAGAGCCGCTCCGCAATGGCCCGGTCATCTTGCCCCTGGAAATCGGGCAGTGACTTAAACGCATCCCATACGCTTCCTTGCGGCTGCGATGCTTCGGCAGAAGGCTCAGGCGACTCGGGGGATTCCTGCGGCGGTGGTGCCTCCGTGCTTTCAACCGGCTGGGAATCTTCCTGCGGCTCCATGTCTTCTGACATTTTTTGCTCCTCAGTTTCGTATTCCGCCTAGCAACCTGCTCGTCTTCGTGGGACGCGTCCGTGCTTCGGCTCTCGCGTTGTTATAGAACTGGTCGCGAGATGGATGTAAGCGCACGTATTCATTTTGCCGCCTCGCATCCTTTGACTCTGCAAGTTCCTTGTCGCTCTTAACGAGACTGCCGCCTTCGTACGTTGGGTCACCACCAGACAAGGCGGCACCAAACCCCACCTCCACTCCCACGTCTGGTGCAACCTCCATTGCCGCAGACCGAGCAAGCCCCTTCATCCCTGCGCGACCTCCAACTCGTGCGGCAGACTTTACTGCGCTTGTAAGGGGGCCAACAAAATCGGCTACTGCGGACGGGTCGATGTAGTCAACGGCTACGTCGCTAACAAATGCGAGCCAGTCGGGAGGATTGAATCCCGTAGTCTTGATCCACCGCTCGCGTGCCATAGGTGGCTCAGACTGGCTTTGCTGGGTCAGTTGCCGAATCCTTTCGCCCCTCACGTCGCCAAGATTGTTCCTGTCGCCAGAAAAGTCCGTTAGCACCGGAGTTGCTGTGTACGGCCTGCGTGCTTCAGCAGCAGAGACATTGCTTGCTGAGTCAACAACAGCACGCGACGAAGGAAGGAGCTTCGCCCCGTA